GAGCCGCTCCTCTAGAGGAATGCCGAAGGGATTCCAACCCAGGCCATAAGGTTCTGGCAAATCCCCGATGAATGCGAGTACGCGCTTGTGACGCGGACGCATCATCAGCAAGCTTCGTGGACCAAGTTGAGCGGCGAAAGCTACAAAACTTTCGTCACTGACTTGGCCTTTCCACTTGAATCCTCGAACCACATCGGATGAGGAGATGACGCGACCAGCAAATTCCGCTACGGTGTCCGATGACAGACCTTTATGATCTGCCACCTTCATACCCCAGTGGATGAACCAGCCGCGGACAACTGAGGCAACTTCGTAATCCATAATGACGAGATCATCGCCAAGGATCACGTAGGGGAGGACCTGATCAAGGTCCCAACCGCACTCTGCAAACGCCGCCTGGACAACACAATGGTGCCAGAGGGCAAAACATGCAAAGGTAGGGTATAACCCTAATGGGGAACCCACAGTCCACCTGAGCTTGGTAGCCTTCAGTGGGTTGCGCTTGAAATTATTCACGCGCCATTCACCCCGACAAGTTGCTCTGAGAAATTGGAGCCACCGAGTCGGTACACCACAACGGGAGAGAAACTCCAGTTGGAAGTCAAGGGGAGCACGATCTGTCGCATTAGACAGATCCATGCTGACCGCAGGTTTCCCTTCGGCCAACCATGACTGGACCATTCGGACGCCTTGGTCGTGGTCGAACGTGCAATCTTGTGGGATCGCACGCAGAGCACGAAACAACGCCCTCCCAAGGGGCTGTAAAGCCGCTTGGTAAACTCGGTAGGGGTTCGCAGCAAACCTTAGCTTGAACCCTGCCTCCTGGATTAAGGAGATCACTCCCATCTTCGGTATCTCCACGAGTGGAGGTCCCGAACGGAGTTCATCCTCCATATTCTGCTCAAGAATAGGAAGGATATAGTTCTCCAAACCTTTACAGGTTCCAGAAAGGATATCCCAATTCTCCATCGTCCAGACTGTTCGCTCAATGAGAACGTCCAGGCTGTTGATGAGTGTCTCTGGTTCAGGTGCCGTAGGTTTCGCACCTATGGTTTGAGGAGCCCTCTTGGTATCCCGTGTCTGATAATCAAACAGACTATCACCTGTGATACTATCTACGGTGATACGGACCTTGAGGGGGGACTTGTGGACAACGGCCAGACCATGGGCCATCTGTGATGACTCTAGGGCTGGGGATACAATGGCAGCAGTGAGATTATCCCACTGCTCCTCTGTACACCAGACTTCATCAGAGTGGTGCACCAACGAGGTGTATACCATCACGGCATTCCACGCCGTCCGGAATGACTTAGGTGTCAACCGGAACAAAAGTCCAAACGGGCCTTTAGGGCCCTCCTTACGATACTTGATCCAACTCGACAGACCAAGGAGTGGAGGTAATCCGGCATAATGCCGGAGCAAATTTACCTTGATCGCCTTGATTCGCTTTACAGCCTCTTCAGCGCCATTGTTGGCAACCCATTTCTCAACGAGCTGCGCAATTTGTACGGCGGACGAGCGGGTCAAACCGACTACTTGGAGACGTTGTGACGCTGCTGCGGTGTCGAACACCAGTTGTTGCCCTCCTTTCAAGAGGTACACAACAGCAAGGCTTCACGCCTAGGCGACGACCTGTCACCATTTGAGATGAGGGGCATAGCCCC